ACCTAGACGAAGCAGTCAACATGGGTCCGTGGAATCGCGGCGCGATCAACAAGGCGATGGCCAAAGCGGGAATCAAAGGTCCGACGGCCAAAGCATTCATCGCAGCACTGCGCAAATCCGGAACAGTAGACGAAGAGTTGAAAGAGTCAACAGAAACGTTGTCTGAAAATTATCGCACACTTGCTCGTGGTGGTATGGGTGCTGAAACAAAGAACTCAATAAACGTCGGAAGAGGCGTAGATTTCTATGAACCGAAATATGGTGATAAGAGAGATGGTAAGATCACTAAGATAACCAAAACCGGTTATGTGGTCAAAGATGAAAAAGACGGTAAGTCTTACACATTCACTTTCTACGATCGTACCAAGGCAAAAGAAATTCTTGATCGCATCGGTAAAGGTAAGTATAACGAGTCAGTTGAACTTGAAGAAGCAGCTTCAAGCGCAACACGATTTGGTCTAAAAGCAAAGACACAAGGTGGCCACGTCACTATCAGTGGTGCAAAGGGTAAACTCAATGACTACCTTCGCGCTATCATCGGAAGATCGTCCTACGGTAATGCGAGTGATGTTACTGAGTCAGTTGAACTTGAAGAAGCATCAATTATTAAAACTAAGGGTACAATCCGCCGCATCGGTAGAAAAGGATCGTAAGAAAGCAGTCAAGACTTATCAAAATATCCGTAAGGGTAAGTATCCTAATGTTAAGATGGCGAACGAAGAAGCACCAGACTTAGAGAAGATGTCTAACGAACTTCTGAAACACAAGAGCAAAGGAATTGATTACGAGAAAGCAGCTGCTTATGTTCGAGCAATGTATATGAATTCATCATTGACTGTTCAAGATAAAGCAATGAAAGGATTACTCTCTCTTCTCAAGAATATGGACCTCACCGATAGAACAACCATCACAAAGATTCTAAAGGACAATGGATTCAAAGTAAGAGGCGGAAGTCTAGTAAGATGAAACCATTTAATACATTCCTTGAAGACACTATCGACACCTGCTGCGAGTCATGCACAGGCGAAACTCTTGTCATCGAGGAATCGGAGTATCAGGGAAAGAAGGTAAAACTGAACAATCCGTTCCGCACACCCGACGGCCCAAAGAAGTTTTCTGTGTATGTCAAGAATGACAAAGGTAATGTAGTCAAGGTGAACTTTGGTGATCCCAACATGGAAATCAAGAGAGACGATCCAAATCGTCGCAAAAGTTTCAGGGCAAGACACAACTGTGACGACCCTGGCCCGAAGTGGAAAGCGCGTTACTGGTCATGTTACCAGTGGCGATCAGGTGCCAAGGTAGATAATTGATTTCGTATAAATAGAAACATTAACCCGTAAGTCAGAACAAGGATCCACTAGATCATATAGATGACTTATATCATTTAACACATACTAATGGAATGATCGAAATGAGCGACAACTCCAAAGAACTGTATGAGCATGTGCAACGTGAAGAACAACGCCTCGCAAGAATCGAGGACAAGATAGACAAACTTTCCGATGCAATGATTAACCTAGCTCGCGCAGAGGAGAAGTTGATCAATATAGAGAAAGCCAACGCACAGCACTTCGAACGTATGAACCGTTTCTCTCAGAGAATGGACGACATCGAAGACGCTGTAAACGAACAAGGAAAGACCGTTAAGGTAATGCAGTATATTATTACTCTAACCGCAACAGTCTTTGCCGGTGTGATTGTCAAAATATTTTTTGACGCTTAATTAACGGAGACTATGATGTCAGATATCAGTAAAATTATGGAGGCGTATTTGGGAATGGTCTCCGAGCGTGAACAACTATCCGAAGGATCTATGGTAAAGACTCCTTACGGTGTTGTGCAAAGGTTGCGATCACTGTGATGACAAAGGCGTCCACGAGAAGAAACTTGATCCAGTAAACGACAAAGAGAACGACAAGAAGTTCGACGATCGTAAGGACAAGGACATCGACAATGATGGCGATGTAGATTCTTCTGACGAATACCTACACAAGCGTCGTAAGGCAACTGACGATGCAATCGATGGTGGTAAGAAGCCAGCGAAGGAAGAGGTTGAGAAGGACGAAGAAGAGTCCGAAGAAGAACCAAAGAAGAAGAAGTCCCCAGTACCACCTAAGAAAGACGACGGCGAAGAAGAGTCCGAAGAGCCAGCACCAGAGAGTGATGACGAAGAGGAAGAAGAGAAGCCAGAGTCAGATGGTGATGACGGCGATACAAAGATGAAGAAGAACCCTAAGACCGCTGATAAGAAGGCAGAGATCTCTAAGATCGAGACCAAGGAAGCGTTCGAAGCGTTCTGGGCAGCACTAGTCGAGGCAACTCAAAAGTCTGCGAAGGGAGAGACTCCAGAAGATTCGACTACACCAGACACCAAGCGTGCTCAAGAGATACACAAGGGTAAGTCTGACAAGAAGATCGAAGATATGGAAGATGAGAGTCATGATTCTGTGTCTAAAGCAGGAAAAGTCACTAAAAAGGCCCCAGAGCCTAAGTAGTGCATCATGACCTCGTTATGGGAGTATCTCGTTAAGTTGGTGGGTCTCAAAAAGACCCACGAGACTCCTTGCGAGAAACTTCCCATACATAGGATGAGGAAAGAACGCCTCATTGAGATAGCGATAAAGGAAGGCGTGGATAGAGAGTGTTCTCTTAAGCGCCTAACCAAAGACGAACTCGCAGAGAAGATTTACCAGAAACGAAACGTCTAAATGTCAAGTCTGAGATTTTATGTGTTGACTAGTAGTGATATCAACACGCTTATTCGTCAATTCGACACCCTACCTAAAGACCAAACTACGGTCATCATCAACACCCAAGACTCTGAATACGAGTATGAGGTGATAGGATACTGCGAAAGGAACAAGATCGAGTGGTTCGCCACCGACTCCGACGGTACACCCGCAACGGGTAAGAACGCAGTCCTCAAAATATTCCTAGAGAGCGAACACGATTACATGGTCCACGTGGACGGTGACGATATCATCACGCCTTATGGAAAGAACTTCTATCGTGCGGTCGTTGACACCGACGCACCGGACGTGATCTGTCTCTACAACCAGATATCCTTCTCGCGATGGGACGACGGTTTGCTGAAGATCCTAGACGCGAGACCAGACTCTCGATCCGAAGACTTCATCTACTTTCCTAAGAAATACGTCCCCAAGTGGAGATACGAGTCCGCGAAGAAGCCGGGGAGTAACAAGGGAGTTGAGAGTAAAGTCAGATACTATGAGAGACATCACCCACACATCGATGCGGACAAACGTTTACACTGGGCGGTCTGCGCAGAGGAACTGACAGACTGGTGTCACCGATACAACGACAGAGGAAACTCCCTGAACCGAATGGTCTTTTTCTCGCGCAAGGCGGCAGAGTTGATGGACTACGATCCCGCGATCGTCGTGGGTGAAGATCAGATTCAATACTACAAACTGAAGAAACTGGCGTTCGACGGTGAGTTGGACATGCGAGTACATAACGAGAGACCTAGATACACATACCTCTACATGCAAGACATACAGAGTACAACACGAAACGATGAGGTCGACTACGATTGGAGAGAGTTGTTACTGGAACAACTAAATACAATCAAACCGGATATGTACCCCGAACAATACCAATTACCAGAGTTGATACCGCCATATTATGAAGTTAACAAGTAAGAGTATCGTCGTCTACGCCGCAAAGAACTACTACAATCCGATGTGCATTGATGGTGAAGAGTTCTTTGATGACCTCAAACGTTTTAAATACGTCAAGCGACTAGTCAATCGATACTACCAGAACAACGATCTCGCAGAACGTCTTATCCTGAATCACCTCATTGTGATATTCAATGTGTTCGGTCACGAGGCTGGGGTGGAGATCCTCGCTGCGAAAATCCCACTTGAACAATGGCCAGCTCTAAAACCTTTCCTTATTTTTCTCCGTGCGGTCCATAATACTGATCTTACCGGAATAAAAATGGATAAATACGTAGTAGAACAGTTGAGAGGTCTCCGATGGGAATCCTAAAATCTGCGGCAGATGTCGTTTATACAATTCGTTTTTTGAAATTACTCGTTACTCCGTTCGAGGAAACTCCTGCATTCAAAGCAGGCATCATCGATGAGAAGGGTAATCGTCGCAAGGATTTCAATACAGACTCTATGGATGATCGTGAAGCATACCGTGAACACTACACCGCATTCCACCGTTTAGTCTATAACCTAAAAAAGATCATGGCGAAAGCACCAGGCGGTTCTTCTGTCATCGCACGTTACGGTGCCGCACTCGCGCTCATCAAAGAACACGGTGATCTGTCTAACAGAGGTGTCGAGAAGATCCACACAGAGACCGGTATCGACGTGGTAGACTTCTTATTAGAGTCTCAGTCCAAGTGGTATCTCGTAGAGAATGGTAACCTAGGGCCTGGCGTGTATCGTATGCAACACGACACACTCACCGATCAGGCAGAAGACATAGTCCGTAAGGACGATCAAATTCGTGTGACTGACCACAACTATATTGATGATGTCTTAGGTATCGCCATCTACGAAGGCGTTCATATGAAAACAGGTCGCAGAGTTCTGTTCTCCGCAAACGAGGTCCGCAAGTGAGAACCCTAGAGGAACTACAACTTGACTTCGTCTTGGAGTCGATGAACAATCCGTATAAGGCTACCCTGAAGAAAGCGGGAAAGACCGAATACCGATCTGACTTTACCACCGATGACGGGGATAAGGTCAGTGTCCACTTTGAGGGTGACGAACACATCGATGACTACGATGAGACGGACTGGGAGATCTCGTTCGTTCGCAACGGAAGTCAAGCGTTGACCGGAGAAGGTGACGCTATGCGTATTTTCGCGACTGTTATAAAACTTCTCAGAGAATTTATCAAGAAAGAGAAACCCGTTTACTTCAACCTGTCTGCCGCAAAGGATGACAGGAACAACACCAATAAGTTGCAAAGTCGTGAGAAACTCTATGCGCGACTGATCAAACGATACATCACTGGATATAACATCCAACCAGAAAGATCTAGCAGTGGTACGACCTTCTACTTCTCTGCCAAAGAAATTCAGATGGAGATGACCACAACATCTAGTGTTGCGGGTACAGGAGATGATACAGATACTGTTATTGTCCGCCGTCGTAAGAAGAAGAACCCTGTTCAGATTGCCCGTCGGTTAATACCAAAAAAATAATCAAAATAACACTTGTCACCGAACCGATTTTGATATATAATTCTACCCGTTAATTTTAGGAATGTATCAAATGAAGTGTGAAGATTATGGCGAGTACAAGGTCGTCATCCTTGAATCCCCCGACGACAACCCCAATGAAACACTTCGTTCCCTAGATACAGACACCCTAATCTTTGTGTCCATGTGCGGATACACGGGCGATGACATCCCACCCAACAGATTCCTAGTCAAGAACTTCGAGAGCTCATTTGAGAATCATCTCCAATGGGAAGGCCTTCTTGACGCCGAGGAACAGGAAGAATACATCGCAAAATGCTGTCGCAAGTTCTGGGAGACCGGAAAGCAGATGGTGATTGAGAACTACGCGTTCCAACAGGACGAACCGTTCTACGACTACAGTAAGTAGTTGACAAACCTTGTTTGATTTGATATAATCTCATCTCAAGCCCACATTATTAATACAGGATAACAATGACAGTAGATGTTAAATACGATCGTGACGATCTGTTGAAAGATTATGCGGTGGGTATGCTGAAAGACTTCTATATGATGGAAGGGGAAACTTCTCCACAGGATGCTTACGCAAGAGCCTCAACCGCATGGTCCACTTTTCAAGGTGAATTAGATGAAGACCTAGCAGAAAGACTATACGAGTATGTGAGTAAAAAGTGGTTCATGTTCGCATCTCCTGTATTGTCTAACGCGCCGCGTAACGGTGAGACCAAAGGTAAGGGTCTCCCGATCTCGTGTTTTCTGACCTATGTCCCAGACACCCTTGAAGGACTGATTGAACACTCCAGCGAGTTGCGCTGGTTGTCCGTGATGGGCGGTGGAGTCGGTGGTCACTGGGGTAATGTCCGAACAGTATCAGACATCGCACCAGGCCCTATTCCTTTTATGCACACGGTTGATGCGGATATGATTGCATACCGACAAGGTAGGACTCGCAAAGGGTCATATGCCGCGTATCTGGACGTGTCACACCCAGACATTGTAGAGTTCCTGAACATCCGTATCCCTACGGGAGACGTACAACGTAAGGCACTCAACATACACAACGCAGTCAATATCTCCGATGAGTTCATGGCTGCGGTCATCAACAACACCGACTTTGACCTACGCGATCCGAAAGACGGTGCGGTCAAAGACACAGTCAATGCCCGTAAATTATGGGAACGTATCCTTGAGATTCGTTTCCGCACAGGTGAACCCTACCTGAACTTCATCGATGCCGCGAATCGTGGTTTGCCGATGTCACTTAAAGAAAAGGGATTACGCATTCACGGGTCAAACCTATGCAATGAAATTCACTTACCGACAAACGAAGACCGCACTGCCGTCTGTTGTTTGTCATCCTTAAACCTAGAGTATTATGATGAATGGAAAGACACTAATATCGTCCGTGATCTTGTTCGTATGTTGGATAACGTTCTCCAATACTTCATCGATCACGCGCCCGATAGTATTTCCCGCGCTCGTTATTCGGCAGAAAGAGAACGAAGTATTGGTTTGGGAGCAATGGGTTTCCACTCACTCCTACAAAAACACGGTGTATCTTGGGAATCAGACAAAGCGCGAGAGATCAATCAGGTTGTATTCCAACACATCTCTGACGACGCTGTCGCTGAAACCCAACTACTGGCAACAGAACGCGGTGAGTATCTTGACGGAGAGAATACCGGACGTAGAAACTCACACCTCTTAGCGATCGCACCTAATGCATCATCGGGCGTAATCTTATCAACATCCCCATCTATTGAACCCCTCAAGGCATGTGCGTACACGCATCGTACACGTGCGGGATCCTTCCTTGTGAAGAACGCGCACCTAGAGAAACTCCTAGAAGAGAAGGGACATAACAACGAATCTACATGGTCTAGTATCATTACTAAAAAAGGGTCGGTGCAACACCTACCATTCCTTAACGAAGGAGAGAAGGCGGTATTCAAGACCGCTCAAGAACTAGACCAGAACTGGGTAGTAACACACGCTGCTGACCGACAACCATACATCTGTCAAGGTCAGTCAGTCAACTTGTTCTTCCCATCCGGTGCACCAAAGCGATACGTCAACAAGGTGCACTTCAAAGCGTGGCAGTCCGGACTCAAAGGGCTGTATTACCTACGCACCGAAGCCAAGTCAAGAGCAGAAACGGTTTCGGACAAAGTCGAACGAGTCGCACTCGAAGATGACAACCGCACAATCATCTACGGCAAGAGTAACTGTCCGTGGTGTAAGTTGGCGACCGAAGAGTTGTCGCTACGAGGTATGGCGTTCGACTACATCGATCTGGAAGAGATCGATAAAACCGCCGCAGAGGTAACTGGGCGAAAGGTCAAAACCGTCCCACAGATCTATATCGAAGGTCGATATGTGGGTGGGTACGAAGATCTAATGAGTCACTTGGAGAGTGATTATAACGCGGCCGAATCAGGTGACGAATGTCGTGCCTGTGAAGGTTAACATGGTTTCACAATAACATTAATAGGACTTATATGTCGTCTTTACTAAAATTTTCAGAAACATATAAACCGTTCCACTATCCGTGGGCGGTCGATTTAGCAAAGAAACATGAAGAGATCCACTGGATTGAGGACGAAGCAGAACTATCAGAAGACGTACAGGATTGGAAGACCAAACTGTCCGCCGCAGAGAAAGAGTTCATCACACACGTCCTACGACTCTTCACACAGTCAGACGTTCAGGTAGGAGAAAACTACCACGAACTACTGATTCCAAAATTTAAAAATAACGAAGTCCGCAACATGCTATCATCGTTTGCGGCACGAGAGGCAGTACACCAACGTGCGTATGCCTTATTGAATGATACCCTTGGTCTACCAGACGAAGACTTCCACAAGTTCCTTGACTACAAGGCAATGGCGGACAAGATCGATTTTATGAAAGAGGGTAACGTCACCTCTCATACAGGTCTTGCACTGGCATTGGCACAATCGGTATTCAACGAAGGTATGTCAGTATTCGCATCATTCGTCATGCTCCTGAACTTCCAACGTTTTGGAAAGATGAAGGGTATGGCGACAATCGTAGAATGGTCCATCCGTGATGAGACTATCCACGTGCAGGGTAACGCGAAGTTGTTTCGCACGTTCTGCGAGGAGCACCCTCGCGTGGTCAACGACGAACTTAAATCCAAGATATATAAGATGGCGCGAAACGCTGTCAAATTGGAAGACAAGTTCATCGACCTTGCGTTCGATGGGAACGAAGTGCAGGGATTGACTAAACAGGAAGTCCGTGACTATATAAGACACATCGCAGATAGACGATTGCTTCAGTTGGGACTGAAGCCAAAATTTAACCAAAAGGACAATCCTCTACCGTGGTTAGATTGGGTGCTCAACGGGGCATCTCACGACAACTTCTTTGAGAAACGAGTGACCGAATATTCTGTCGCTGGTATGGAAGGTGAAGACTACGGATGGGAGGAATTAGAAACTGAGGTAGCTTAGTGGAAGCTGAATATATTATTGAATGTCCGGTATGTGATATGACCACGGTACTACGTGTAAAGTACGCAAGTCTGTATGAAGACGAAGTGCCGTGTCATTGCCCCATGTGCGGGGCAGACGTTGAAGCCGAAGAATCGGACGAATTTTGATAGATGAGATTCCAAGACATTGAAAAATTTTATTGTTTGTCTCTGAAGAGGAGAAAAGATCGCAGAATACGAGTGTCTGAAAATTTGAAGAAACATGATATAGACTTCAAATTTTTTGATGCGGTGGATGGTGATTTTTTGGACATTGAGAGAAAGCCTGGATGGATGATGAGGTCTAGCAACGGGGCTCTAGGAATCATCCAATCTTATATTGAAATCCTTCAAGAAGCGAAGTCTTTGGGTCTGTCCAATTTTCTTATCTTCGAAGACGACGTTGAATTAACAGACACGTTTAGAAAAGATGTCGAAGTGTTTCTAACTAATGTCCCAGATGACTGGGATGCGATATATTTTGGAGGCAATCATCTTAACCATTTCCCTGTACCTATTAACGAACACGTTAGCAAATGTGTGCAGACAAGAACCACACATGCGGTCATTTTTAGAGACTCTTGTTACGACAAGATTCTGAACAGACTCGTGAATTTTGAGAGACCTTTGGATGAAACATTTGCCATCATGCAATTGACTGAAGAAATGGTTTCTTATGTTCCAGTACCACCCTTGGCATGGCAATACGACAGTCATTCTGACATTGAAGAGGCGATGGTGAGTTATCGATTTTTAGAAACATATACTGAAGAAGACTATGAGGATGAGAAGTCTACATGAATTTGAAACAAGTAATACACTCCGTACCAGACTGGCCTGAAGAAGGGATTAACTTCGTAGACGTTACCAGTCTCTTACAGAATCCACAGGCATTCAAACAGAGTGTCCGCACCCTTGTCGATCAAATCGAAGGTAAAGGTTATACGGACATCGTCGCTCCCGACGCCCGTGGGTTCTTGTGGGGTGCGCCTGTTGCCTTGTACTTGGGTATACCTCTACACATTGTCCGCAAACCAAACAAGTTGCCTCCGCCCGTGAAGTCTCGCAAGTATAAGTGCGAGTATGCATCACGCACACTTGAAATCAAAACGACTGCACCCCTGAACAAGAACAGTCAGGTATGCATCATTGATGACGTGAGTGCGACAGGCGGGACGGCACTTGCCATCGCAGAACTACTACAGACGTTCGACGTAACGCAGATCTCCTATGGTTGCGTTATCGACCTTACGTTCTTGGGCGGGACAGAGAAGTTGCGTAGTCGACAGATGAAGACCTATAGTGCGGTTACTTACGATGAGTAGTCTCATACTGATCGCACTGGAACTCGAAGCACCTAAGATGTCGTCGTGGAAGAACGTCCATTTCACAGGTGTCGGTAAGGTCAATGCAGCAATGACTGCTGCGCAACTCATCGAACGACACAAACCAGACGTGGTCTGGAACTTTGGAACCGCAGGTGGTATCACGGTAGACAGTGGTCTACATCGAGTCACACAGTTCGTGCAACGAGACATGGTGTGCGGCGGTATCGGTTGCGACCCCGGCCAGACTCCATTCGAACAGGGTATCGTCCTTGGTGAGGGTGATGGTCTGACGTGCAGTACCGGAGACAACTTCGTCTCTGACCCCAACTTAGAGATTCCTGCTGACCTCGTAGACATGGAGGCGTATGCAATCGCTAAGGTCTGCGAACGTGCGGGTGTCGAGTTCCGTTGTTACAAATATGTCAGTGATCAGGCAGACGGAGACGCATCCGGCGAGTGGTCGAAGACTGTTGCAAACGGAGAACCTTACTTCATAAGGACTTACAGTACCTATAGATAGGTACATGACATGGTTGTATGAAGACAATATATTCGAACCCGAAGAGAACTTCCTAGAAGACTACCAAGGGTTCGTCTACCAAATCACTGAACTTGACACTGGTATGAAGTATATCGGTAAAAAGTTCTTTTGGAAACCCAAGACACTCCCTGTCACCAAGACCCGCAAACGCCGTGTCAAGACGCGCGTTCAATCCGACTGGCCCAGGTACTATGGGTCGAGTCAAGACCTCAAAGAAGCCGTCGCATCCCGCGGCGCAGACAACTACAAACGTGAAATCCTCAAACTCTGCCGCACCAAGGGAGAGTGTTCCTACTACGAGGCAAAACTCCAATTCGAGTACGACGTACTCCTACGCGACGACTACTACAACGCATTTATCGGTTGTAAAATCCACGCGAAACACCTACCAGAAATGTGATAAAATACCTAAAAAAAGTTCATTTATTTTAAAAATAAGTGTTGACAGACGTTTTCAAATCGTGTTATACTTACCTTGTAAGTTAATGAGATAGAGAGAGAACTTGAGATGGCACGAATTATTTACCAAACTGAATACGAACTTGAAGAGATGCGCGATGCTGGTATCGATTTTAACCAAGCCCTGCGTATCATCAAAGGTTTCATGGGTACTGACGATACTCTTGACGCTCTCCAAGGTTTTGAGAAGCGGTACGCGAAAGCGGAAGTCGATGCTCTTGAGACTGACGACTACGATTTCGACCGTGAGTGGAGATACGAAGTCTACTCTTACAACCTTCTGGTTGAAGGTTTCGGTAAACTGTTTGCGCCTAAGGAGGCATAATATGGATTCAGTAGTAGGTAACCTTTATAACGAGTTGATGTGCCTCTGTGAGGTACGTGGGGAGTTGTCTCCCGAAGACAACGCACGTGTCGAGGATCGTATCCTCACGCTTCAACTCCAAATCGAAAAACTGGAGAAATCCAGTTTGTGATAAATTCACATAAAAAAGTTTTCAAAAAGTGTTGACAAATCTTTTTAAAAGAAGTATAATGTCTACATCAAATGAGAAAAGAGATAAGGAATTTAGTTATGAATGATATTGTTGCAATCCACGCTGTTACTGAGTACTACCGTTGTGCGTTCCGCCCCAACGATCCAGAGATGACCGTCTCTGAAGTGCTTGACTTCATCGAGTACATGAACCTATTTTATGTCGGTGAAGAAGCGATCTACCGCTACGACTTCACTATCGCTGAGATCTGTGAAGGCATGATTGACCGATTCAAGTATCGTCCTTCTGTTGATTTTGATGGTGACACCATTGACCGCGAATATGTTCGCGACATGATCTTGGATGCCCGTGAGCGAAAGGTGGCTGCGTAATGACTCAAGTAGAAATGGAACTCTTTGAGCGAATGCTCCAAACCCACGACTGGACGTATCACTACAGCGATGACCATCGCTACTACGTCAAGGGTCGTGATGAAGCCCAACGAATTCGTGTCATGATGGAACGCCTAGAAGCGGCGGGTCAAGGTGACCAAGCGAAAGAACTGTTTGAAAAATACCGACCGGAGTTTATATAATGTTGAATGATATATTGCAAATTGAATCGTCCGCCACAGCAGGTGGATGTCCTTGGGGTATCGGAACTGAAGTGTCTAACGATATGACGCCGATGCAGATGATGGAAAAGGCGGGTGTAGACTGGACCGTAGATAAAGTCCCAACCTACGCTGCAAAAGAGGGTGTTGATCTGATTCCTACAGGCATGGAGGCGCTGGTGCGTTCTTCTGATAACGCAGTTCTCACTCAGGTGGGTGGTAACTGGGAACCCTGTCAGAACCTTGAGGCATTCACATTCTTCAACGAGTACTGTGCCGCTGGTGACATGGAGATGAACTCTGCGGGTTCACTCAAGGGTGGTAAGTTTGTCTACGCACTCGCGAAGATCAAGGAGTCGTTCGACGTGTTGAAGGGTGATCAAGTGGACTCATACCTTCTGTTCTCTAACCCACACGAGTACGGTAAGTCTATTGACATCCGATTCACTCCGATCCGTGTGACCTGTATGAACACGTTGTCTCTCGCACTGAAGGGTTCTGCGAACAACGGTATCAAGGTGAATCACCGACGTGCGTTTGACCCACAGATGGTCAAGCAACACTTGGGTCTCGCACACGAGAAGTTTGACCAGTACAAAGAGATGGCGCAGTTCTTGTCATCCAAGCAGTTCACGTCAGAGACGTTGATCCAATACTACAACTCTCTGTTCCCATCGCAGTCACCTGCGGATGAGGTACGTGAGTACCGTGACCTCGCACCTAACGCGAAGAAGGCGTTCGAGTTGTTGGAGACACAGCCAGGTGCAGAGTTTGGTCGTGGTTCGTGGTGGCAGGCGTTCAACTCTGTTACCTACTTGACTGACCACCAGTTGGGTCGATCTGCGGACGGTCGTATGACTTCTGCGTGGTACGGTGCCAACGGTGTCAAGAAGAAGAAAGCTGCGGAACTCGCGGTAGAAATGGCGGTGGCAGCATGAGTTACAACAAACTGATAGAAACCACTGAGTGGGATGGACGTGCGAGTAACTACATCTACTACACGTCCGAACGAAACACGCACCTTCACGGTTACCAGACCGAAGAGGGTGCGCCCTTTATTCCTTTTGTGACGCGTCTGTTTAGTACCAAAGGACGCACATTTGTCAAAACAAAAGTGGACAAACTACCCGACTAGAGACCTCTCCGTCTATAAATAATTGTAGACGGAGGAGAGTCTAATGCGCACTTTATATACCGCAGGCGTAACTGCCTTGCTGTGCTCCTTGGTTTGGGTTGTTAGCACAGCTAAGTTACATGATGAATATATAAAGGTGATCGATCAGAAGGATAGTCGAATCGCTCAACTAGAGAGAAAGACTGGACAAGATCGCAATACAATTATTAGATATGATATCGGACTAAGGCAATTCTTGTTTAAGTGTACCACCAAACAAGAAATACTCATAGAGAGGAAGCGATACGTCTGTTATCAAATTGAGAAGGCATAGTATCATGAACATTCGTAAAGAAGTCTTCGAGATCTTCGAAGAATTTAAAAAGGCAGACGGTCGCACTGAACGACTGGATGTCTTGTCTAAGTACTCAGACAACTGGGCGTTGCGCGACATCTTGCGCGGGTCTTTCGATCAGACCTTGGTATTCACTCTACCAGAGGGACGCCCACCTTTCACTCCGAACCAACCCCAATCGGTTCCATCTTCCCTAAACAAACTACACAAAAACTTTGGATGGTTCGTCCAAGGAGGTGCGGGCGATCGTCTGTCTGATTTCAAAAGGGAAGACAAATTCATTGAACTGCTCGAATCCATCCATCCGGAGGACGCAGAGTTGGTCTTGAAGATGGTCGCCAAAAAGGCACCATGTCGTTACATAACCAAAAAACTAGTACAGGAGGTATTTCCAGATTTGATCGTCGAGTGATAACACTCAAACAATTCGACACATTACACTAACTTTAAGGAGAAACACCATGTCGAGACAAAAGTTGAACCAACGCAATCGAGGAAAGTATACGAGTAATCGAACGAGAGTGAATAATTATTCAAACTCTGTCCGTTCCGCTTTTCAACAATTTCGATAGGAGGTGACTATCTCTTCAGGTGCGACCGTGAGACTCCTGTCGTAGTGACGTGATCAAATCTTGGTAATGGAAATATAATGCCACAGTATGAGTTTAAAAACAAGGATACCGGAGAAGTCATTGACGTGATTCTCCGGATATCCGAATACGATCAGTGGAAGGCTGATCATCCGGAGTACGAACGATATCATAGTTCGTCTTCCGCCCCTAAATTGGTGTCAGAGAGAAGAGACCCACTCGCAGTCGCGGGTAAGGATTGGTCTGACAAACTAAAACAAATAAAGGCAACGTCCGGTAAGGACAACACCATAAACGTGTAGGGAAGCACATGAGTTTTTCTAATTGGTTTAAGTATGGGAAAGTGAATAAGGTCGACAACGATCCAGATCCTGAAGACATTTCAGTCGACAACGCATATAAGACGCGTTGGATCTGGTACCACACTATCCTAGCACTAGAACTGTTGATGACTAACGTTCTTCTTGCAGGAATACTGACTGCATTGGTGGTTAAACTATAGGAGAGACTATGCGTTCGCTGTGGGCGAAGTTTGTAGATAAGATAATGCCCATCGGTGAATCGGACACAGTCGTTTTTGAAATGAATAGACAGGCAGTATTTGAACAGTTACAGATTGACGAAGGAGTTGTTTATGAGATTTATCTCGACCATCTCAACTATCCCACGTTCGGCGTTGGGCATCTCATCACGAAAGGTGACGGCGAGTACGGCGCTCCAGTCGGAACAAAAGTTTCCCCAGAAAGGGTTGCACAGGTCTTCGAATCAGATCTCGACATCGCCTTGCGAGAGTGTGGTGTGTTATACGGACACATGTGGTCTTGTTTTCCAGGCGAGGTCAAAGAGATCTTGGTCAACATGATGTTTAACCTTGGTAGACCAAGACTAAGTAAGTTTAAGAAAATGAACGGTCACCTAGAACGTGGTGACTACAAGAATGCGGCAGTTGAAGGTCGCGATTCGAGATGGTACCGTCAAGTAGGCAACCGTGCTGAACGACTTATGACAAGGTTAGAGAATGTCTAAAAATGTAATCTTTCAGTATATGATCACGTCTAATGAAGTCGACAAGCGTGGTGGTATCAAAGGATGGGACGGTTCTCGTTCCTCTCTCTACGAAGAGGTCGCAAAGATCTCTCGTGAGTCGTTCGAGAAGTATGCAGAACGAATCGACGCAACACACATTTACTCCAACCGACGCGTAGCGACCGAAGGTCACGGATGTTCGACATCCCTACTGCACGAGTGCGCACGTGTCTGGTTGGATCCTATCTTTGACGAATACGATAACCTGTTGTTTGCGGACACAGATATCGTCGTCAACACTGACGAAAATATCTTCGACCTCATGGAGTCCGGTGCGGATGTCTATGGTGTCCTAGAGTCAGATTTCGTCACTGCCTCCGGCGGTGGTTACAACTCATGGGATGGGCCCGGCGATACCTACGACAACTTCTGTCGTAAGTTCTCCCTACACGACTGCCCGATCGTCCCAGTGATGCCGCCCAATCGCCCCTCTAAGATAACCATCATGAACACGGGTGTGGTCCTGTGGACAAAGGAAGCGCGTCTACGCGCACGTGAACTGTTCCTACCTTGGGAAGAGTGGTGTTACACAGGTGACTTCCACATGTCTATTATGAACGACCAGCCCTACATCTCCGCGCAGTTGATGAAGCACGATTTCGATATCGAGACCATCGATCAGACGTGGAACGATTCCCCCCACTACGCAACCGAAGAGGAGTTTTTCCAGAAGGCACGTTTCTGTCACTACACTGGTGGTGAATGGAAAGTGGATATGGTACGTCACTGGAACGATTGCAGGTACAAAACCCAGCGAGAAGGTGACTCAGTAAAATTCAGTAGATCATTATTCCCATAGGAGTTTTTTGTGAATAATACCAACATATTTTTAAAATGAGTGTTGACAAACACTCCTCTCTCCTGTATAGTATAGACTTGGAAGTGAGAGAACGGAGATCCGAAATGGAAACACTCTATCGAGTTGAGAACGCCGAACTAGGTATCGCATCTGAGATACGCAAAACCCTAGAAGGTTCCAAGCGAACATACGCCCTGTATATGATCGACACTGATGCTGACGCGGTTGTAATGACTCAGTTGGGTGACAACTATGATCGATTCATCGACAAGGCAGATGAGTTTGCACATGTGAATGCATGGGCAAGCTAGATGTACGAAGCGGTAAACCATAAACATGGTCGTCGTGCGGTAGTCGATGAGGCACCAACCGACAAATATGAATATCGTCTAGTGATGTATCAAGACGGTCTATCAGTAGCTGTGAAATTCGGTAAAAATCGCCACGATTTAGAGTGGTACGCCGATAAATTTATACGAGAGGGCAAGGTGGTATGACCAAAGAAATCCAAGTTAAAATCGACGACATCGTCACTCACTATATGTACACAACAGAGTATGCGCCAGACTGGGCAAATATGCAGGTCGCTCTGTACGATGAAGGGTTGACACCCAGTGAGGTCTATGTTATTATGCAAAACGTTCGAGAGGAGGGAGTCGCCCCGTGAGGGATAAGGTAATACTCGTTGATTGTGATGGTGTCTTGTTAGACTGGATGTATGCATTTCAACAGTGGATGAAACGCCACAACTATATGATTAAAAACCCAGACGTGTATGACGTAGGTGTTATGTACGGTTTGGAACGCAACGAGAAGCGACGACTCTGTCGCATGTTCAACGAGAGTGCGACGATCCGCAAGGTTCCACCACTCCGTGACGCAATCAAGTACGTCCGTAAGTTACACGAAGAACACGGTTACGTGTTTCACGCAATCACCTCTTTGAGTAACGACGAATACGCGCAACACCTGCGCACCAAAAATCTCCAAGAACTGTTTGGTCCAACTGTCTTCGAGAAGTATGTTTATCTCGACACGGGAGCGGACAAAGACGAAGAGTTAGAGTTCTACCGCGACACAGGATGCCTGTGGGTAGAAGACAAGGTAGAGAATGCCATCGCTGGTGCGAAGGTAGGTCTTGAGTCTGTAGTGATGTCGCACGGTTACAATCAGAACAGTGAGTTCCCATTGATGCGTAACTGGAAAGATATATACGACTACGTCTTAGGACAATAAGTTCCCGCTCAAGGTAGCATGTCGGGGGGTCTCTGGACCCCCCTTTTTTTTATATAAATAACTAGGTCATTAACTACGAGATATACTCATGAGATTTGTCGGTTACAGTGAATATTATCATGATGCAGGATTCGCGATCATCAACGAAGATGGTACAGTCGAGTTCGCAACGCACGGAGAACGTTACTCCAAAAAGAAAAACGACCCCCACCTACCAGAAGTGCTCTGGGACATGGTCAGAGACGACGACCATTTGTCATTCTACGAGGACCAAACCCTCAAGTTTGATATGCGTGGCGGCATCGAGACCACAGGAGATACTGCACACCTTAAAGATCGTCCAGACACTGCGGAAGAAACCTTCAACCGTATGATCATCCCGAACGCGCAACACTTTGATGTCAACCACATGCACCACGAGTCACATTGTGCGGCTGCGTTCTACACGCGTCCGTGGGACTCCGCAGAGGATACCGTTCTGGTATCGATCGACGGTGTCGGTGAGTTGCAGACCGCGACCATTATGGACCACAACTTCAATCTAATCAAAGAGTGGCACTACCCTAAGTCGGTCGGTCTAGTCTACACAGTCGCAACCAAGTTACTAGGACTACGTCCACTCGAAGACGAATATGTCGTCATGGGTCTATCTGCATACCACGAAACAGACGAAGCGTCCAACGAACTGACGCAGTGGTTGATCAACTGGTATGACAACCTAGAGGACATTGCACCAGAGATCGCAGAAGGTATCGCAGTCGGTATCGAGACATCCCCTCGTGAGATCGCACGTAAGAAGTGGAGGGCAGAATTCAAGAAAAGAATCCAGGCGTTAGAGGACAAGGTCGTCGCACGTGCGGTTCAGGACTTCGCGGATTACGCAATCATGGGTATAATGCGCGAAGCGTCTAAATACGGTAAGAAGTTGTGTTACTCTGGGGGGTGCGCACAGAACGTCGTAATCAACTCGCGTCTGTTTGAGTTGTTCGACGAAGTGCATATTGCAGTATCACCAACAGACGCTGGTTCAGGTCTAGGTACTGCCGCACGTTCATGGGCAAAAGCAACAGGAAAAGACAAACTAATTTGGAGTCCGTATGCGGGGTATGATATCAAAAGGGATGTGGATCCTAGCGCTATCGTTGACCATCTACTTGAACATCGTTATTGTGGAATCGCTAGTGGAAGGGCTGAGTTTGGTCCTCGTGCTCTTGGCAACCGATCCCTTATCGCTGATGTAAGATACGACGTACAAGATACCGTAAACACAATCAAGCGGCGACAGAAATACCGTCCGTTCGCACCGGCCATTCTGGAAGAATATGCAGA